CCTGCACTGCATACAGGGCAACCGCTTCCTTGGCCGTGGATAACACCTTGGCAAGAGAAAGTGAGACACCTGCTGCCGCCAGCCCTGTCTTGAGCAGGTTTGCAGTAAAAAGAGCGGCATCGCCTGAGCCCTTCGCGGTCCCCATGCCGTCTATGGCCGAGCCGACCTTTTTCAGCCCCGCTTCCGCCTGGGCCGTGTCGCTGCTTACCCGTATCCTGAGGTCCTTCGCCATCTATATCATCCTCGGGTGGTAGAGCCGGTCCAGGGGGTCCAGCAACTCCACAATCTGGGAAAGAAGGGCGGGTTGCTCCGCCCAGCCGCCGCTGTACGGCCATCCCATGGTCCGGTACCGCCAATAAAAACCGATTGCATCAAGGGCTGTCCCTTCCTCGGCCAGAAGCGGGGCTATGTCGTCCAACCTCACCTCAAGCCCGCTTTTCAGTACTACACTGCGCTCGTTTCCCCCGTAGATGCGCTTGTAGGAGGAGGTGTACCCTTCGGCGAGGAGACTGTAGTGGAGTGCAATTTTTTTTTATCCGCGACCGACAGGATGCTCTCGCTCAGGATGTGCTGGGCTACCTCGAAATAGAGCATGTAGGTCCCCGGTATCCCGGGCACATCCTTTGCAGCCACTTCCTTCTCGACACCGTCGATCTCGAAGGCCGTGTTTCCCAACCTTGTCACCTGGTTTTTCCAGATGCGCGCCCAGGAATCGCCCTGGCCTTGGCTGCGCACAGCCTCGACCTGTTCGCCTGTGAGCAGCCTGTACTCGACGAACGGGCGGGAGGCATCCTCCTGGCCTTCGCTGTCGAAGCACTTGGGTTCGTACCGCCCGGTCGTCGCTATGCTCAGCCTCATGCTGCAGGTGCCCCTTCGGTGGGCGCACCGTCAAAGGTGAAGTTGGCGGACCATGTCACCTTTCCTCCGGCCGGAGTGCTCATGTTGAACGAGCTGAGTACCGCCGAGCCCGAATATTCCTTGGTCGCACTCTGCACCAGATGGACATCGGCCCGGACCTCGTCCTCGCCCAGCCATGTGGTCACCAAAGCCGAAAGTGCGGTCTCAGTGTCCGAGAAACTGCCTCCCAGGCTACCCGTCGCGCTTTTCTTCCCGCCCTGGGCGTTTGCCCAGCTGGTACCGAGCTTCAGTATTTCCGTCGCCTCCTGGGAGAGGTCCATGCTCCAGGTGTCACAGTAGGCTACCTGTTCCGTCCCGACCTTCACCATGCCGTCCTTTCCTGTCAAAACCTTGGTATTCATCCCCTAACTCCTTAGTCAGTCCTCGAGTCTCTCGAGGAGCTTTTCCCTCTTTTCCTTCCCCTCTGTCTTTACGACATAGGGGACCATAACGGATCCGCATCTGGGGCAAAGCTGGGGGAGGCTTCTCCCCTCGATCTTGTGCCCGCATTTTTTGCATCTGATTGCCATCAGAGATTCCTCCATGCCAGGACGTCGATGTCGATGTCGGCCTCGACGAACAGGAAGAACAGCGTCCTGGAGCTGTCCCTCGCCTTTGCAAATGTCGCCTTCCTCACCTCTGCGATGTTCCCTCCGAAATGGGGACCGTCGCGCAGGACCGAATCAATGACAGCCTGGTAGGAGCACAGCCTCCTGTAGCCCTCGTCAGGATCCTCACACCTCAGTACCAGGGCGATATCCGTCTCCATCGTCTGGAAGAAAGGACCGTCGGTGCTCTCCCCGTCGCGATCGCTCTTGATCAGGAAAGCCGGGTGTGCGTGCAGGCCGCTGGCGACGTCGCGGTACCCTATGTCCCATTCCTCGATGGGTACCAGAGCTTGCTCGGCAATCTTGTCGGCCAATGCCACCTTGCAGTATTCCAGGATGCTTTGCAGCACCTCATACGTATCGAACAATCCCATCACAGCACCTCCAGGCGCCTTTCCATGCGCTCAAGGTTCTTCTCCACCAGGTCCATGTACCGCCCCGTCGCCTCGTAGGAGGCCGCACCCGGTCCCATGAATTCCCTGTCCGTACCTGTCCACCTGTGCAGGTAGTTCAGGTGCCCCTTCACCCCGACACCAAAGTCGACATAATGCCCTGAAACCCCTTTCCTGGCGTTGTAGTGCCGCACGCTCCCTTCCGTCTCGCCTGTCCGTTTCCCCAGGGCCTTGCCGTTGAGGAAGGTCTCCCTGATATGGGCGGCCATGTCCTGGGCGACATCACCCATCGAGAAGTCCATGATCGCAGGAAGCGAGCCGCCGAGCCGGGTGATCCTCTTTCCGATCTCCTTGTCGATATCGATGCGCAACGCATTGGCGGCCCTGCTCATCGGACCACATTCCTGCGGTAGGCCCTGAGCAGGAACTTGGCGTAGTCGGTGGGAGCCACCGTCTCCAGCTGCTCGGTCCCCCCGTCTGCCATAGTCCTTGACGTCACTCCTCCAGCCACCCCGGTGATCCTTCGTGCCATCATCTGGATGGTGTCGGCCACCGCGGCCTTCACGTCGTCAGGGATCGGGTCGTAGCCTGCCGTGTAGGAGATGCGGATGCAGTCCTTCACAGCAGGGACTCTGATCCCATACAGGGTGACGATCCCCGTGGCAGGGTCGAAGCGGTACCGGTCAGCAGGAAGGCAGGTCCCGAACCGGTGAAGCGGGTCCACCGACAGCAATCCGATGGAGATCACAGGGGTGTTGTCCAGGAGGAAGCGGTCATGGCCGTTGCCGTCCTGGAACTCCACAGAATCCCTGAGGCTGAGGTCGCGGCCGACGAAGTTCATGCAGGCTTGCGAGGCAGAGCGCACCAGGGCCCCATACATCGCCTCTGTCTTGGAACCCGGGGCGATGGTGAAGCCGTAGATTGTCCGCAGCTCGTCAAGGGTGATCAGGTCGGCCATGACTCACCCCCTATGCCGCCTTGCAGACAAGGACCTTGAAGGCCTCAGGCCGCAGTACGTTACCGTCAAGACGCTCGGTGGCCTTGATGCCCTTCTCGTCGGTCTCCGCATACAGCTCGGTGAGCACCGTCAGCTTCATGCCCTGCCTGTCCACCAGCTGGTAGTAGGAGAGGTTTGCAGCGACGATCGCACGCTTTCCCGCCCCCATCGCATCGACGTCGTCGAGGGTAATGATCTCCTTGCCCTGGATGCTTGTCAGCTCGGTCTGGGGCGGGAAGTAGTACTGCCCGTTCTCGTCCTTGAGCAGGCTGATCTCGGTCTTGGTTGACGAGTTCATGATCAGCACAGCCCCGGTGGAGTAGTCCTTCATCGAGCCGATCAGGCGCTTGATCTCGTCCAGGGTGACCGCATCGGCTGCAGCGGTGGTGATCGCATTGCCGGTCACTGAGGTGAGGATGCCGGTTATGTGGCTGTCCCCGCTTCCTGTACCCTTGAGGATCTCGGTGTCCTCCTTCTTTGCGAAGGCACGCGAGATGTTCTCGACCAGCCAGGCGATGGCATCGACGGCTACATCGGCCATGAACTCCTCGCTCACCTTGACCAGCACTCCCAGCTTGTAGGCGGTGAAGCTCACCTTGCCCATGCCCGGGGTCTTCTCAGGAATCTGGGCAGCTTCCCCGACGTACTCGGCGGTGACCTGGTCGCCGTCGATGGCGATGGTGTAGTCCCCGCCCAGGGAGATGCGCCTGCATCTTCCACGCAGCTTGCCGAAGCTCTCACGCTTCTTGATGATCTCGCTGGCGATGGTGGAGGGGATCAGGCCGGTGTAGGTCGAACCGACCGAGACCGCATCGCGGATCGCCTTGAGGAACTTCTGTTCCACGTCAGTGATTGTCTCACGGGTTCCCTCTTCCAGAGCTCTCTGTGTACTTTCGTCCAGCCGGTCATCGAGCTCGATGCGCTCGGCCTCGGTCAGCGCATACTCGGTGTCGTGGATCTCCTTGGCCTTTTCCTCGTAGGCGGCCACATCCTCTTCCTTGTACCCTTCGGTCATCTTCGCAAACAGGCCCTTGCGCTCCTTGCGCAATGCAGCCAGTTTTTCCCTCAGTTCTTTTGCAGTCATGTTCCCTTCCTCAGTCGATTGCCTCGACTTGTCTCAATATTGCGATGCGCCGCTGTTTCTCTTCCAAGGACAGTTCCCCGGTGGAGTCCGACGACACTTCGTCGTGCTCCTGACTGCCTGCGCTCTCTTCTTTCTTCACGTTTTCCGTCTCGTTTTCCGGCTCTGCATAGGTCTCGTTGGCAGGATCAGTGACGAAATCCAGATACCGAACCAGTTCATAGGTACCCGCGTTGACCACCCCGTCGTTGTCCGTCTCCCCATAGCCGACAGAGGAAACCCCGATGGAAACCCCTGCCTTTTGGATGGCGGAAAGCTTGTCGCTGTACGCCTTGTCCACGAAGAAGATGTCCACCCAGAGCTGTCCGTCCTCGATGCGGGGGTTCCTCGTCACCGCGACTGCAGCAAGGTAGGCCTCGCCCCACTCGTGGCGGTGCGAGTCGTAGGCCAGGGTGGCCCTGTTCTCCGAGACCAGCCTTTTGGCCAGATCGTCGGTGTATACTCGCCCGTTGAGGTTGAGCTTCCCTATGTTCCAGATCGGGGCGCTCCATGCGCTCACCGATCCTGACTGTTCTGCAAGTCTCTCCTCCCCCAGGCGCCTGATCGTCGGGGCTGTTGCGTATTCGCGAAACAACTTCAGTTTCTTGTCTCTCATGGTGTCCTCATCTCCCCGGTGCCACTGAGCATTCGCAGCCCGTATGGAAAGGGGGGTGTTTCTTCGATTTGCTGATGTGCATGATGTTGCCCGACCCGTCGTCCACGTCCTCACCCTTGCTCAATACATTGCCGTTGACCTCGACCACCCGCCCGTCGAGCCTGTGGCAGAATTCGCAGGAGTCAGCGGAGGCAACCACATGCATGTAGGTCACACCAAGAGCAGCGAACAGGAATACGGTCATCGCATTGGAACTCCTGTTAGTCTCCTCAGCTGCCTGTCTGTTTGGCACGTTCGCAATCCATTCCTGAGTAGCGGTGGCAACGGTATCCCGCACCTGGTCGTCACTGATCCCGTTCAGGGACTTCTCCAGGGCACTGCACCTGGATGCACCATGGCGGTCGCTGGCGGCATACGCGTAGGTCTTGATGAACCGGTCGAACGCGTCGGCATCGACGGGGGTGCCCGTCCTGACCTGTCTCTGTACGATGGGCTGTATCTTTTTAGCGATTGCAGAGAAGGCTGCAACATACTGGTCCCCGAATTCCCGGGCTATCTTCTCGGTGGCCTGTCTGAACTTCTCCAGGAGCTCGGATGCACTGATCCCTGAGTCAACCAAAGCCTGCAGGGCGTCGATCTCGACTTTCAGCTGCTTGCGTGCAAGACGCTCGATCGCCTTGCGTTGCGATGCTGCCACTGCCGATCGTTCGGCCATGTAGGCCTTTTCCTCAAGTTTCTTTTCATCCTGGATAATGGGGGTATGCTCATGCTCGCCCCGGCTTTCCCTCGTCATTGCCTGGTAGGTGTAGGGGTTGGTAGTCGCAGCCACCTTGCGCGGGACATAGTTCATAGGGACCATGTAGAGGTCGCCGAAATCGATCGGGTCCATATCCTCGAGGCTTCGCACATCGTTGGCGCTCATCCACCCGTCCATCAGGGCATTGTGATAGTAGGCCGATCGTGTGGCGGCATCGCCGCGGAGCAAGCCATTGAGGTTGAGCTTGACATATCTTGTATCGTTATGGAGGAACAGGGCATCATTGAAGGCATCCTGCCAGGCCACAGACCGTGGCAATAGGGAGTATTGCACCAGGTCGATACCGCGCTGCTCCGCATTCGCATAGGTCTCGCGTATCGAGCCACCGGCGAAGGCCTCGGGCACACCGAAACGCCTGGCGACTTCGGCTACCGTCCATTTCTGCGCTTCCTGGAACTCGGCCGATTTGCTGTCGATCTTCACCGGCTCATAGGTCGTGTTGTCGGGGATGACAGCGGTCTTGAATGAGTTGCCGCTGCCTCCGAACCCCACCTGGAACGAGGTCCGTATCTCGTCCTTGGTCTCCTTGGGTGTATTGGCAGGGACCTTGACGATCCCCCCGAGCATGGTGCCGCGGCTGAACCAGTTGTGCTGCATGGTCTTTGCCGCATCCGCGACCGCAAGATCCTGCTTGATGTAGTCCAGCGGGGCAAGAGGCATGATGCCGTTGGTCGTGAGGTTCATAACCACCAGCATGTCCTTCCTGGAAATATATTCACCGGTGACCGAATACAAATAGAAAAGGGCTCCGTCCTTGATCGTAGGCTGTACCAGTGTCGAGGCGATGGGATAGAGGGCAATGGGTTTTCCGGTGGTGGAATGATGTATCTTGGCGTAGGCCACCCCGTAGAGCTCGAAGTTCAGGCTCATGGCGAAGCGGAACGCGTAAGGATTCATGTGGGGACAGGGGTGCTTGAGCAGGATTGCCTCGGCCGATTTGCCGTCGGTTGACCTGGTCCCATTGTCGAGCCTGGTGTAGGCATGCATGGGAAGGGCTCCGAATGTCCGGGCCAGGTTGACCAGGCAGATCCAGAAGGCACTGTTCTCCAGCGCCTTGTCCCGGTTGAATGACATGAGGTCCGTCCAGTCCAGGCTCTTGCCCACCGAGACGGAAATCGCGTCCTTGATCTTGTGAAACAACTTGCCCAATCCCATGATGCAAGTATAGGAAACCCGCTGCTTTCTCGCGAGGCTAAACAGGATAGAGTTTTTGGAAAGTGCGGTAAACAGAGGATAATGTAGTAAAAATGGGAAAAGTTAATTTACGAATCACTAGTTAGGTAAGAATGTTATTGCATTGTATATCAAACAAGGACTATCATTTCATTTTGGAGACCCCAATGACAGAAAATGACATGAAGAAC